GAGAAGGAAAACCTTTTAGAAAAGGTGGCATCGTTCGTGGTTCAGGATCCGCGAAACGTGGTACAAAAAAAGTGAGAGTTCTATAATGGCCGTCGATAAAAAAATACAACCCATACCAAACTTCAGAGAAGTTGATGGACCCAATCCAGCAGCAGAAGTTTTAATTGAACAAGCAAGCCAAGATCCCGATATTGATATTATTGAAGAACAAGATGGCGGCGCTACAATTGATTTTGATCCTAACAAACCAGGATCAACAGGAGATTTTTTTGAAAACATAGCAGAAATATTATCCGATGAAGATTTAACGTCTATATCCACCGAGTTAGTTGGAGATTTTAAGACGGATCGCGATTCACGGTCCGAGTGGGAAGATGCATATACCAAAGGATTAGATTTATTAGGGTTTAAATACGATGAAAGAAGCCAGCCTTTTCAAGGGGCAAGCGGTGTAACGCACCCATTATTAGCAGAATCAGTCACACAATTCCAAGCACAAGCATTTAAAGAGATGTTACCGCCTCAAGGACCGGTAAAAACGGCAATTTTAGGGCAAGAAACACCAGAAGTTATCGCGCAAGCGGACAGAGTACAAGATTTTATGAATTATCAGATCACAACAGTGATGGAAGATTACACTCCAGACATGGATCAGCTGTTATTTCACCTGCCTTTAGCAGGTTCTGCCTTCAAAAAAGTGTATTATGACGGAAATAAGGCACGATGCGTGTCAAAATTTGTGCCAAGTGAAGATTTAGTCGTAAATTACATGGCAACTGACCTAGATACAGCGGAAAGAGTGGGTCAAATTGTTAAAATGACAAGAAACGAGCTTAGAAAACTGCAAATTGCTGGATTTTATAGGGATATTGAGGTTGAAGAGAGCGATGATGAGGACAAAATACAGGCAAAATATGATAAAATTGAGGGTGTAGAAAAGACAGAATATGCAGATAACGCATATACTTTGTATGAAATACATTGCAATTTAGACATACCAGGGTTCGAAGATAAAGACGCGGAAACAGGCGAAGAGACTGGTATAGAGCTGCCATACGTTGTTACAATCGATGAGGGCTCAGGAAAAATATTATCAATCTACAGAAACTACAGAGAAAACGATCCCCTTAAGAAAAAAATACAATATTTCGTTCACTACAAGTTCCTTCCTGGTCTTGGCTTTTACGGTTTTGGTCTTATCCATATGTTGGGGGGCCTCTCAAGAACGGCTACCGCCACGCTCCGTCAACTTATTGATGCGGGCACCTTATCAAATTTGCCAGCAGGCTTTAAAGCAAGAGGATTACGTATTCGAGATGACGACAGTCCTTTACAGCCGGGAGAGTTTAGAGACGTGGATGCACCAGGTGGAGATTTGCGCCAAGGATTATTACCTTTACCTTATAAAGGACCCGATCAAGTTTTATTCCAGCTCTTAGGTTTTTGTGTTGATGCCGGCAGACGATTTGCTGCCGTGGCAGATATGAAAATTGCAGAGACAAATACAAATGCTCCTGTAGGCACGACACTTGCGATGATGGAGCAGGGTGCAAAAGTGATGAGTGCGATACACAAAAGATTACACTATGCACAAAAAATAGAATTTAAATTATTAGCAAAATTATTTTCTACCTCACTGCCAGGAGAGTATCCGTATCAAGTAGTGGGTGGTAATCAAACCGTTAAGCAAACAGATTTTGATGACCGAATAGACGTTATTCCTGTGTCTGATCCAAACATGTTTTCTATGTCACAACGTGTAGCGATGGCACAATTACAGTTGCAATTAGCTCAGAGCAATCCTGAGCAGCATAACTTGCAAGAAGCATACCGCCGTATGTATCTTGCATTGGGAGTGGATAACATTGAGGCGTTGCTTCCTCCCCCGCCTCAACCACAACCAACAGATCCGGGACTCGAGAATTCTATTTCATTATTAGGGAAACCGTTGAAAGCATTTGAGGGTCAAGATCATCAAGCACACATTGAAGCACACCGTGCTTTCATGTCTAGTATGTTAGTTAAAAGTAATTTACCTGTGATGAGTATCTTGCAAGCACACATATCAGAACATATATCATTAATGGCAAGACAAAATGTAATGCAGCAAATGGCTCAACAACTACAACAAGCACAAGATCCGCAGATGCAACAACAGTTAGCAATGCAGATGGAAGCTGCTATTGCAAAAGAAATTGCTAACATGACAAATAATATGGTTGCAGAAGAACAAGAAATGATGGAAGGTATGGGTGAAGATAGTCTTGTTGAGTTGCGTAAGAAGGAGTTAGATCTTCAAGCAGCAGAATTAAGACGAAAAGAAAAAGCGGATGCAGACAATACAGCGCTTGATCTTTTGAAGATAAAACAAAAGGAGAAGCTTCAAGATGAAAAAATTGACTCTACCGAAGACATCGCTAAACTCAGAGCTGCTGTTACCTTGGAGAAAATGAATGCCGCAAGACGATCATAAAATGTTAGCTTTTGACATGTATAAAAGCATTCGAAACCGCGTGGATACAGAAAAGTTGGATCCGGTTGAATTTGCTACAGCTTTGATAAATGTTTCAAAAGTTTTACTTCATGAAGAAATGGGCGCTGAACAAGGAGAATTATTTTTTGATATGGTAAATAAATCTTTTTTAATTGAAAAAAATAATGTAACGTACCACTGATGAAAAAGAGATTAAAACCAGTACCTAAGTCTAATAAAGGACTTCCAAAGTTGCCAAAAACAGTTCGTAATAAAATGGGCTTTATGAAAAAGGGCGGTATGGCAAAATCAAAAAAGAGAGGCTAATATGAAATTTAAAAACGCAAAAATGACAGAAGTACCTCAAAAAAATCCGTTTCCAAATGCGATTGCTGTGTCTGATGCAGCCGTTGTATATTCTCCTTTTGTTGTAAAAAAGAATAAAGGAAGTGGACCAAAAGGGCAGACAAGTAATGCTCAAATTAAAAAGGTAGCTTTCAAAGGCGTTAAATAGTATAATTCGCAACTTAACGAAGGAGGTAGTATGAATCTACTGAAAGACCTATGGGACCATATTAAAGAATGGTCGGACTGGAAAATGAAGGACTGGATCAAGGCGGCTATTGTAGCTATCGTGGTTATCTGGGTAATTAGTTGGATGACAGGCGGAGCAGCATAGTGCTTAATCTTCTCGGTGGCTTGCTTGGTGGTGGAAAAGGCGGAGCCTTAGAAACTATTTCAAAAGTTGTCGATGAGCTTCATACAAGTGAAGAAGAGAAATTAGATAAAAAAATTTTAATGCAACGCTTGCAACAAAAGCTTGCAGAAAAACAATTAGATGTTAATGCAAAGGAAGCCAGCCATCGCAGCGTATTTGTTGCTGGCTGGCGACCAGCGATTGGCTGGTGCGGAGCACTGGCGCTATTCTTCAGCTTTATCTTATCCCCGTGTATTGAATGGTATGCAAAATTCTCAGGTATGGATATTGTACCGCCTGCCATCGAGACTGGGCCTCTACTAGCAATCGTCACTTCAATGCTCGGCGTCGCGGGGCTTCGCTCCTTCGAAAAAACTAAAGGACTTGCCAAATAGTGACATACGACGAATTAGCTGGTTCCGTAAAACTATCAGAAGGCTTCAGAGATCACGTGTACATAGACACGGAAGGTTTCCGTACAATTGGCTGGGGCCATAAAGTAGTACACGAAGATAATTTTGAAGATGGTAAAACATACACCAAAGAAGAATTACAAGTAGTATTTGATAAAGATTTAAACAATGCGATTGGTAAAGCTAGAACACTTATGGAAAACAACGGTGTTACTGATTTACCAACGACTGCACAGCACACTCTAACGGAGATGGTGTTTCAGCTTGGCCCTACAGGCGTGTCCAAGTTTAAAAATATGTGGAAATGCCTGCAGAACCGAGATTTTAACGGCGCGAGTTTAGAAATGTTAGACTCGAAATGGAATCGTCAAACTCCAAATCGCTGTAAAAAATTATCGGATCAAATGAAATCATGCGCATAGAAAATTTATTTACCTATTTCAAAGATAAACTAAAAAGTAGACAAGACGCTACAAAAGAAGCTATATGTAATAATGTAAAAGATTGGGATACTTATCGGTATTTGACTGGTAAACTTCACGGTCTGAGAGAAGCAGAACAGGAACTCCTTGACCTGCTAAGAAAAATGGAGCGAGATGATGACAACTAAACCTAAATTAATTGTACCAAAACACGTATGGGATGGTGCAGAGGCAGAGAAAAAGAAAAACGAATTAGAAAAAGTTCCAAAGCCAGTAGGCTGGAGAATAGTTTTATTTCCTTTAAAATTAAAAAAGAAAACAGCAAGTGGTATTCATCTAACCGATGAAACAATTGAAGA